TATGAGTCTGTTGACGGCCAGCTTTGTTGCTGAACCTGAAGTCAAGGAAAAAACTGGCGGGTAAAATGTGGGTACGGACACAGCCAATCTTATACAAACGTTGGGATTCCCTGTTGTTGCAGCAGCGGCGGCGGGAATATTCGGCTACAAGATTGTCTTCTATGTCCTCCGCAATTTATCGGGCGAAATCAAGGAACTTTATACGATAATTGTCAAACTGATTGACAGATTGAATGGACATGACAAAGAAACGAACAAGCTCGCCAAAGAAGTCGCAATGCTACGGGTAGAGGTATCGTCTCTCTACAAGTGCATGGGTGTAACAAAGAAACCTGTAAATGAAAAGCGTAACAATGAGTAAAGAAGCAAAAGATGTTATCTATATACTAGCAATTACTACGGGAATTTTGTTGATTGCCTTGTTGGTTGGTTGCAAGTCGTTGCCGGGAAATCTGGAAATCGACACGCCCTTTATTGATATAGAATACGAAGGTAAAACGACTGAATGAGTTTAGATGACTTAAAAGTTGGCTTTGCGTCTGTTACAGGTCTTGGAAACTGGATGCTTGAGATTGACATACTACTGAAGGCTGGAATCAGTCTGGCCACTTTAGTCTATATCGTATTGAAGATACGTGAACAAATAAGGAATACATAATATGCCAACGGTAGCAGGAAAACATTTTGCGTATACCCCAGCGGGTATAAGGGCTGCGAACGCGGCAAAGAAGCGTGAGGATAAAAAGAAACAAAAAGGAGCGAAGGGAAGAAAGAAATAGATATGCTTGAAGGCAAGAAGACATACATGACGGCTGCGGGAGGAATCTTGGCAGCAGTAGGTGCGTACCTTAGCGGTGATATGGAACTTGGTATGATGATTAACCTTGTCATTACCTCGTTGTTGGCCGTTTTCTTACGCAAGGGCATTCAATCAGACGCAGGTGCTGAGTCTGGTAACAGCGATTCTTAAAGCGTTTCCCGCGCTTGCGGATTTAATCGGCAATGCGATTGATATGCTTAGAGAACAAGAAGCGCAACAGCGGCATTCCCAAAAAGATGCTGCTGTTGATGCTTCTGTTGATGAGTGGGTGCGTAAGCGTGAAGCTGGAAAACAGCGGGAGGCTGATGAGTCATCCAGAGTTTCCAGCGGCGGCGCAAGCGGCTCCTGAGTTTACGAGGGAAGCACTCAAGACGATAAATAGTCTTGAGTATGAGTTAGAAAGGCGCAGGTAATGGCTACGGCAGCAGTAACGGCAAGGACGCAGGCCTCGGTGAGTGAGAAGACCGCTCGCTCCAAGGGGTCTAAGGTCGCAGTGACGGCGCGTAGCAAAGGTTCAGTAAGTGCTGTAACAGCAAGATGAGTGTAGAATACATACTGGATAGAGCAGGGAAGAAGCTGGGGATTAACCCGAACGATAATCACCAGCGTTCCATTATGCTGGACTATCTCAACGAGGGGGCGCAGGAACTCTACGAGGAATCTGATATGGTCGGGAGTCTTGTGGAGGACTCCTTCTACGTCCAAGGTAACAAGACTATAGCCCTCCCCAGTAACGTAAGTTCTGTACGGGCCATACGGGAAAAGGAAAGCAAGTACCCTTGGAACCTGTCCAACCTTACCGAACGCTACTCCCGCAATAATATATCGCAGGAGGACAGAACGTGGCGCATCAAGGGCTACGAGCCGTTCAAGGTAACTCCCACCAGCTTTTCGGGTATGAAAGCCGTGGCTACTGCTGCCATGTCGTCCATAACTCTGACTGTTGTCGGGTCAGCTTCTGGTATAACAAAGGCTTTTGAGGATGTTGCTTTGAGTAGCACCAGCAATGCGTTCTCGACTACATTTACGTCGATAGAATCCATTATCAAGTCGGATGTCTGCACCTACGACATCAGCATAAAACAGTCGGACGACACCGTGGTTGCGGTCATACCCAACAACGAAAAGGAATCTCGCTATCTTATCGTGGATGTCAGCAAGTACCCATGGGAATCTGACGCGGCAGCGGACGACGAGCATACGCTGGAGGTACTCTATAAGGAGAAGCTTCCCTACCTCAGCAAGGACAGCGACGAGTTCCCGGCAGATGGTTACGATAACATCATCGTGAACAAGGTGATGCAGCTTTATATGGAGGAGCAGGGCAAGATCGAGGAGGCCATGCTGTACGACAAGAAAGCCTCTCGGAGTATGGGCAGGCGCAATGCAGACCTCGAACGTGGGCAGTTGCAGAAGGTCAGGTTCGACAAGCATCCGCACGACAAACTTAGTGTGTCCCTTCTTAACAAGTATACGAAATCATCCAGAGCAACGGGGCTTTTCTGATGGCGGATTTTATACAACGGTCTTTTGGTGGCGGAATGAATCTAGGTGTCGATGACACACGGGTTCCTGAAGATGCCTACAGGCTGGCGTTTAATGTTAGAAACCGGCACGATGCGCTGGAGGCCGTCAAAATGTCGAAGGCGTATGATACTGACCTGCTCTTTCCTGTGATAGCTAATCCTGGGGGTTACACATCTACAGACCCAAAGGTACAGGGGATAATCTTTGTAGACCCGTACTTCTTTATCTTTGTGGATGGCGTCTGTCTCAAGAAGTCCAAAGACGCAGAGGCTCTCTCGGTAGTCTGGAGTACCACAAGCACACACGTAAAACCTGCGACATACTCCAACGGCGTTACCACGGGGACAGGCACGATAAGACTTTCGACTACGGCAGAATTTGTCTTTACCGCAGTAGTCCCGCCCTCGTACGACAACTTTGCAGCCAAGTCTACCTCATCGGACAACCCCAACGTGGGCGCACAGTCAGACTACACCAAGCGGATACCCCCAACAGTCGCGGGTATCGTCGTACAGGATGGCACTAACCAACCCAATTTGATCGAGATAGCCGCAGATGCCACGGTTACAGCCAGACAGTTGATGGGCTATGACCAGTGGAGGCCGAATTTCGTTGTTATAAACAATGCCAGCGGATACGCTACAGGTACAGAAACGTATACTGTGGACGCACTGCCTGTTCAGGTTAACTCCGGTGCGGTGATTAAGTTTACTGGCGGGGGTATACTTACGGTTAGTGACACCAACGCTGCTAGTGATACTGCAATACAGGGTACGCTTGCTGGTGTTAGGGTTGAGGACGACGAGATAGGAATAGTTGGTTTCCGTGAGTACGTGCCGATAGGCAAGCAGATGGCTTTTCATGGTGGCAAGCTGTATGTGGCCTCTGCAGATGGGACGAAACTCTACCATAGTGTTAGTGGGCGTCCTCTGGATTTCATGATTCCGCTGAACGAGGACGGTGCTAAGATACATGATAAGGAGGCCATAGGCGGTGTCGAGGCCGTAGCCTACACGGTAAGCAACGATCCCATAACCTGCCTGCGCTCCCTGAACACAGAGGAACTCTTTGTTGGTGCGGCAAACTCAAGCTACGCCATTAAGCCCGACATAACGAACACGATCTTCGGTGAGCCGACCTTCACCAAGAAGTATCTGTTTAGCACGGGGCCGGTGAATCAGAACTCGTTTGTGGACTTGCTGGGTGACTTTGCCTTCATAGACCAGCACGGGATACGCTCTTTCAACGCGGTACAGCAGGCTGAAGCCTTGGCCAGAAACGACATCTTCTCTCGTCCGATCTCTGATATATTCAAGGGCGTTCTACAGGACGGCACTTTCCAGTGTGCAATAATCCACGATGGTTACGCGCTATTCCACCTGCTGACCAATCTCCCGCAGCAGCAGGTAACTGTGGTCTACGATATGGCCACCAAGAAGTTTGTGAGTCTGGATATGCACGATGACTCAGGGAATGGAATAGAAAGCTGGGACGGAGATAGTGCTTCTAATATTGCCACACACAAGAGTGTATTATGCAAGCCGATTCGTGACATGGCTGTGGGTGTCACGACAGCAGGTGTTCAGGCTTTGTATGCTGTAACCGATGATCCAGACTCGCAGGGCTTTTGGTTGAAGCAGCTTTATGGTGCTGAAGAGTATGATCTTGCCATCGTGGAGACTAAAAGTTTCTGTTCGCAAGACCCTAAGATTGAGATAAAGCCTTTGAGCATCAATGTTTTGTTCAACAAGCCTTTTAACATATTCAACAATTTCAAGATAAACAACGCAAGTGGATACCCACCCGGTAAGTATCCTACGGGTTTGTCTTCTGCTGCATCCAACTACATAACCGTAGATGATTTCAAGGAGGGTAGCACGAGTGTTACCTCAAGCAGTTTTCCGCCACATGATTCAACACTTTTCTTTGATAACGGAGCAACTTTTACAGTTAAGCGGTTTGCAGAGGTTGGTACAGTAGGCAAAGGTCTTAATATGTCTAGTGGGGACGCAACAGGAATCTTGTCAAACAAGGGCGTGGACGATGACGCACTAGGCTATAACGCTGGATTTTTTGCTGTCTCTCAGTATGTGGATGACGCGAGAACTGCCGGTGTAAACGGTGGTTTTCAGGTAAGAAGCATTCCGCTGATAAGGTCAGGGCTGAAGTATCCTGTCACTTACCCCTCCGAAATCAACACAAATACACACGCAAACATGACTTTTAACTATCAATCTAGTAGCCAAGGCTGGAAGGTCTCTTTCAAATTGTACTTGAAGGGTTCGCCTAAAATGTCTACGTTACGCATACAAACCAAGGATGTGACGCTGAAGTCGTCACTCATTAACCAAGCATACTCAGCATGATATGCCAATAGCAGTAACAAGTGCGATAAGTAAGACGGACACTGTGACTTTGTTCACTAGCAAGGATGACTTTGACAGTTGGTTAGACGGGATTGCCGTGCCAGATGCGACGACCTCGGCAAGGGGTGTGGTACTTAAAGGCGTGGCTGTAACAAACCCGTCAGGGGATAGTGCAGCAAATAATCAAACGGCAATTATAGCGTTGCTGGCGAGTTTGAGAACGGCAGGGGTAATAACATCATAAGGAGATAGAGCTATGGGAAGAGGTACTACACAAGCGGAAAGATCAATGCCATTGCAACCGGGAACCCCTGAGTACGCCGCGCAAATTGAGCAGCAGCGTTTAAAGCAGGTGGAAATGGATAGGGCTTTTTCTGAGCAGATGAACGCAGCGCAACAGCAAGCGGGTGGTGGTGCTGCTGGTGGTAATCGTCCCGGTTATAAGTTGTTAGGTGATGACTCTGGTGGAATATTTGGTATACCGGGTCTCCCCGGCTGGGAAGATGTAGCAAAGATAGGCATTGATTACGGTATAGGTAAGGCAACAGAGACATCCCCCAAAGATGTAGGCGAGGACTACGGTAAGGCTTACGCAGAATCTTATCCTAGGATAATGGGGGCGCATCGTGACGAGGTGGAAGCCATGCTGCAGAAAGACCTCGATATGCAGAGGCAGTTTACCCCTCAACAACAACGTCTAGCCTATGAGGGTTATGTCGGTAGCGAGGCAGCCAAAATGCTACCAGAGGGTTACGTGCCGGGAGTTCGTGAGTACGCACAGCTTGGTGCAGACGTTGACAATATAACACGTAGAGGGGCCGCTGGTACAGACTTGGATATCATGCGTCAGCAAGGGCCGTATATGGCTGAGTCTACTATGGATCAGTTGGCTGTAACTGACCAACCGTGGATGCAAACCAGAGACGCTGGAGCGCAGAAGGTACAAGAACTTTTAGGTAGTATAAACATGGGTGGTCTTTCTGGTAGCGAACGTGCTGAGGTAGAGCGTATGAATGCACGACGGAATATGCAGAGGGGTTCAGCCGGTGGCGGTGGAAATCTCACAGCCATAGAGAACGCCATGCAGTTTGGCTCTGCACTAGATCGCAAGAGGGCTGCGTTGGGTAATGCCCTGCAGACAGCAACCAGTTTTATGGCAGGCTCGCGATCAGGCTTCGATCCTGTACAGGCTACCCTAGGCAGGGGCAGCGGCACTAACCAGATAGCCGCAGGATTCCAAGGCGTACAGCCGGTGAAAGACTACTCGAATCAGATGTCGAGTTTACCTAGTAATATAATGACAGGTGTAGACTCTGGTAATTTTTTCGACACAGTGGCCAGAGGCGGAAAATCCAGAACTGACTGGCTTAACCCCGGAAACTAATTATTATGCCAAATCTTAGCGATATATTAAGCGGTGCGCTCGGTGGCGAGTACAGCATGGGCAGACCTCTCGACGAAGAGGAGCGCAGAAGGATAGAAGAGCTACGCGCTAAGGGTATTTATGTACCGCAGGAACGCAAGATGTCTCCATTTAGTTATGGTGCAGGTACGGTAAACAAGCAGAACTTGGCGGATATGCGTGCAGCGATGCAGCCCGACCAGCAGCGTAGGATGAACGAGCTGATGTTTCAACGTGGCAGGGGTGCAAGACGGGCTGCTGCTGTAGAGAAGTTTAACCAAGAACAAGACTTTGCTAATCAGCTTATACGGCAGAATAGGGCGAGGCAGATTGCAGACGAAGAAACTCGGCAGCGTTTGGGAGGTTTGCCTACAACTACGCCACAGCAAAGATTCCGTAAATCGACAGCTTTTGGCGAGTCACCAATGATATCAAAAGAAGACTTTGTTGCAGGTGCTACACCACAGATAACTGATCGTCAAAGGGCAGAACACGCTGTGTTGCAGCGTGAGATAACCCCGTCTTTGACACAGGCTGAGGCGTTGAAGCAGGCGCAACAAAAGACTGTAACAGGCCAAATAGATGTGGAGACCAAAAGACGCGCTGACGATTTAGCCAAGCAGGTACACAGTTATTTACCTTCTGACTACGCAAAGAGTGTGGCTGACAGTCAAGTTTTGGGTTTGGAGCTTAAAACATTGTTGGATACACAACGCTTAGCTGTGTCCAGACAGTATGGTAAACAACTGTTAGAGACCGAAGCTGATGCGAGTTTAGCTGCCAAGAAACAGGAAATCAGAGCGATTGAAGCTCTTGAAGAGTGGCTTGGTACACCAGAGGGGATAGAGTTTCTGCGTTTGGGTGGGCCTCAGCGGGAAGAGCAGCGGATGAAACTTACTGCTTTGAGGATTCAGTTAATGGAAGCTGAGAATAGGCAGAAAAGTCTCAGAGGAAGTAACTGGTGGGATCAACCTAATAGCAGCGGTGGAAGCAGCGGTGGAGGAGGAAGCAGCTCAGGCTGGAATCCCGACAGGCCAACTATTAACTGGGGTAACACAAACGCACCGCCAGTTAATCCAAGCAGAAGATTTCCATAAACGATGCCTCAACTACACATAGTTGATAGGAGGCCAAGCGCACTTCTTGAACGCCGTTACCAAACGGGATCTAATTTACTTCTGGATGCCAAGCTACGTGATATGGGCTACGATCCTAATTCGTATGCCGCAATACCTGAAGAGGATCTTGAAGAGTATCTAAACGAGCATATAAGTGGCCGTGAATCAATGTTGACAGCCGCTGGGGAACACGCAGGTTCCGGTGTAGGAGCAGCCGCAGCTATGATGACTGCTGGTGGTTATCTGGCAAGCACTGGCGTAGGCTTCTGGCCCGGATTAGCTCTTATGGGCGGCGCAGGCATTCTTGGTTCTGTGATTGGTGGTGGAATACAGGATAAAGGTGAGGAAGTTTTTCTTACTGACGAGCAGCAGGCCGCGCTGGACAGGAAACGGCAAGAGGCGTATATGGCAAATCCCAACTACGCCTTTGCTGGTTCGATGCTTCCATCGACGTTAGCTTTCAGGCCTTCGCCAACGCAACTGGTCAAAGGTGTAAAAGGGCTAGGGCAGGCAGCAACAGGTAGACTTGGCTGGGGCAAGGGGCTTCATAAGGCAGATGTTCCAACACCATTTACAACTCGTTCTGGGTTAGGTTGGACACGGCGGGTAAGCGCGCCAACACAGTCTAAGCTTCGTTTTGAATCACCATTGGGAAGAGTTGCACCGGGAGAAAGCCAAGCACTAAAAGAGATGGCACTCGGCGCGACTTTTGACACAGCCATCGAGGGAGGGTTTCAGGCTTATCACGGAGACTTCGATCCTAGTAGACTAGCTATCGCAGCGGGTGTCGGCACAGCCTTACAACGACCCACGTTTAAGCCACCCGGACTAGCCAAGCTTGTTGAAAGAGGTGAAAAAAGAGCCATAGCCAAAGGTCGCGATCCTAACACAATGTTCAACCCGTGGCGTGAACCTATACCAGCTTACTCCACACTCAAAGACCAGATAGGTGACGTAGGCTACACAAGCGTATTCAGCCGGGGCAAGATTTACGAAAGCGACATAGGGCGTAAGGTTGGCGCGATAGAGGACGCATCAACTCCTACAGATACAGACCTTGTTGCCGCTATTGAAGCACAAGTTACAAGAGGTACTGGTTTTCTAGACCCGGCTGAACCGGGGCCAGCCGCTAGGTCTATGGAGCGACCAGATATAGGAGCTGTGCCTCTGACAGCAGACGAGGTTGCTGCTGCACAAAAGGTATCCCCAGAGAGGTATCGTGAAGTTTATGGTGCATCGGAAGCTGCCAAGACAACTGCTAGTCTCTCACGCGCAGAGGGTGTACAGGAATTAGCAGTTGCCAAGCGCAAGCTTGCTGCAACGAGAGACGAAGGTGTTACCTACTCAGCCAGAGAAAAGAAGCAGGCACAGACTGCGGTAAATAGAGCGCAGAAAAAGATAGATAAAGCAGACAAGGTGCTGGACGCAGATGTTAGCAAGGGGCATGAGAGAGCCATACTAAAGCTGTTCTCTAGTGCAGCTAAGCCTGCGAAGATTACAGACCCTGTTACTGGCAAACCCAGGACTGTCAAGGCAGCCGAGGTTCCAAGAGAAGCCAGCAAGAATGTTGTAGATAGTGAAGGCGAGCCGTTGATAGACAGGTTGGGTGTTTGGCTCACCGATCCTGTAAGAGTCTTGGCAAATGGCCGCGTGCAAAAAGCCGTACCACACAAAGATGGTAGTGTAGGTTGGCAATTTGTAAGTAAGCCTGAAGCCGCTAAAATACAAAAGGCATTCCACGATCATGCCGTAGGTATGCGGAAGAAGATTGGTGAAGCTAGAAGAGAGCTGGAAAAAGAAAGGCGCATGGCTACGGGTAAACCAGTAAGAAAGCTAAAACCACTAGACCCGGAAGTTGTAGATATACTGAATAGGCTTGCCTTGGTCAGGGGTTTCAACTTGGCAGCCGCTCTCAAACACACAAGCATCGGCCATCCAGATGGCGGACTAGCCGGTGGGTTTGCTGCTTACGACAGACGAACCGTAACCGTCGATCCTCGGCGTATGTCGAAAGACACCATAGCTCACGAAGGGTTCCACAACTGGTTGGATGATTTACAGTATTCGTCTAATCCGAGAGATCAGAAACTACGCCAAGATTTTCTGGAACTTTTTGCTGAAGAAGAAAGAGCTGTCGAGTTCTTGGGCAGAGCGATGACCCAAAAAGTCGAAACCCGTAATCAGCACAAGTTTTCAAAGCTAGTGGGAGAACTCAAGACACGCTGGAAAGACAGGTTCGGTTTCAAGCTGACAGATAAGCAGCTAAAGAACTATATGCTTCTCAAGTACGAGCATGATATGCCGTTCTTGTACAATGACGACATGGTTGCAGGTTTTGCCAAACATCTTTATGGTACGCAAGATACGGCAGAGCTAAAGCGTGGAGTGTTGGAGGATGTAAGGGCCGGGAGACCTATCAGAAGGGACGATGCTTATTATGAGAAACGTGCTGGTGATGATCCGTGGAAAGAGTTGGAATTTCAAAAAGAGAAGAGACGCTATAACTCAAGGGGTGAGGAAGCGGCCACAGAGAAGGAGGTAGAAGAGGGCTTCAGTATGGTTAAGAAGTCTCTGGGTATGCCAGAAGACACACCACCGCCAAAGGGGTCAGGCCTCGGCGGTATGCTTAACAAAGTTGAGCAGGACACAGGACAGAAATTCCAAGCAGCCAGAGGGGAACGCAAGGTTGGTTCTTGGGAAAGTAAATATACGAATCCTGACGATGTTCCACTAGCTAAGTTTAGGCTTGGTGGTGAGTTAGTTAATCCAGCAACCGAAGCGAGAATCAGAGGCCTTGCTGACGATACTCTTTATGTTGAAGTGCCTCGCCAACGTAGGACAGACAACAAACAGTTTGGCACAACTGGCGTTAGCAAATCGTGGGAAACTGTAGCTTACTTCAACGATCAAGCTAGTGCAGAGGCTTATGTCAAGGCTTTACAGAGTCGCGATATTCAGGGTTTGAAATTCCAAGCAGCCAGAGGTGGCGAGCGTACTCTTTCTGCTGACGAGGCCGCACTCTTTGCTTCTAGCCGTGATCGAGCCAAGCACATGGCGGAAACCTTCGACAAGTTTCTCACGGACGTAGGAGCTTTCGATCCTGAGCGGCGCATACTTTCACCTTTCGAGGGCAAAGAGTACAAGATGCTTGTTGATCCCCGCTGGTGGTTTCAGAAGCTTCAATACTCCATAGCAGAGACAGATCAACTGTTGGTAAGGCCGTTCAAAGGTTTGGTGAATGCTGATATTACAGATGCCACCAAGAAGCAGGCTTTGTATATTAGGGACGCACACAACAGGTTAGAAATGGTGGAGAAGCGTTATATCGGCAGGTTCGCAGAACCTCTGATTATGGAGATGCAGACTCTAGGTTTAAACAAAGCAGATGTGCTGTTACTTGGAGAATACAGAACTCTGCGTCGTATGGTCAAAGGACGAGAAAGGCGCGACTTTGCCGACACTCCAGAATTTGCTAAGCTAAAGGAAAAACTCGACAAGCTTGAGCCGCAAATTAAGGACAAGCTTCACGCAGCCAACGAGTCACTTGATAGGTTCTTCTCGGAGACGCGCTTGGAACACGCAGCCAACGGGCCGTTAGTTTGGAGAAAAAAGCGTTGGGTAAAAGTTAGTGACGATCCAGATCATGTGGATAAGAACTATGATCCGTATATGCTAAGTCGTGATGCCTCATCAATTCTTCGGAAAAAGTCTCACACAAAAGAGGGAAAGGACTTACAGGAAAAAATCATCAAACATTGGGGAGAAGAGTCTACGGCTACCGAGAATGAGTTGCGTGATATGCTTTCTGAGTATGTCGCAGTTATCAGCAACAAGGACAGTTATACGACAGTTGGTGGAGAAACTAAAAGCCTTGCTGGTGCGTCAAAATTCCAAGCGTTAAGAAAGGCAGAGGGTTTGAGTATGCCTTTAGACTTGGTAGACCCTGACCCGTTCATACGGGCGCAAAGGTATGCTGGGCGTTTTGCCAAGGATATGGCGTGGTATACTCAGATAGAGAGTGACAACATCGTAAGAGCGATACGCGATCTTCCCGATCAGATGGGTACGTATACACACCGCAAGGTTGGAGAGAGGGAAGCAACGACACCAACGCTAAAGGAAATTTTTGGTGATGACGTAGATGTAGACTACGCCAACCGCGCTCAGAAAACCTTTAACAACTTGGACGAGGTTCACGCCGGTTTTCATAGCGATATGGATTTGTTTGTTATGAGAGCCAATCGGATGGTAACTGCAAACTGGCTTGGTTTGTACTCTGGTGCGCGTGATTTTGTTACCGCTTTCGAGAAAGCTTCCCATTACATGAGGCTACAGGACTATCCTTTAATGCTCAAGGCGGTAACGCACTTTGGGGATGCGTGGAAACAAAGCCATCGAGCTGGTGCAAACCGTAACAAGTTTTCCTCTATCGAGTTCGCAATGGACAGCGCAGATCGTGTAGCAGATTCCTTTTCTACCGTGGCCGATTTCTCGCAGAAGTGGTCAGGTCGTGAGTTATTCGAAAAAGGCACACGGGCAATACAGTTTAGCTTAGGAAAGTTGTTGATGCGTAGCTACCTTAACAGCTCGTCCAAAGACCCTCATGTGCAGCGTATACTTACAACGATGGGGCGGTTTGCAGATGTTGATACCATTAAGCTTAGGAAGAATCCCACGGAAGTTACGGAAGGCGATCTTCATAAACTTGCGACAGCTTGGGTAGAGATCAATCAAGGGACGTACGGTGTTCGTGGTGTGCCGTCTACGATGATCCGAGGCAAAGGTAGCTACGTCTTGTCTTTGTCCAGATGGTCTGTGGAGAAATACAACCGTTATATGAAGGATGTAATACTCCCTATCATTGACAAGAAAACCTACGGCAAAAGAGACTTTAGGCCGCTCATCAAGGCTACGCTTGGCGGTGCTGTTACCGGCGTTGCGCTCAACGAGGTTGGCAAGATGATGAATGCCAAAGAAAGCTACGAGCCATCGCTTGAAGAAGTTCTGGAGTCACCATCTGGCGCGGAAGACTTCATCTATCACGCAATGCACCTAGCTAACCTGAGTGGTTACTTTGGTATACTGTCTGCGCTGGGCAACGATGCTGTCAGGATGTATACAGGCAAGAGCGGCGCGGAAGACTTCTCTCTTGTGACTTTCCCAGCTTTGGAGGCTCTCGTTTTTGACAAGGGTTTCGGGATGTCAACACTGGCCTACATGAGATCGGGAAATGTATGGCCTCTTCCGGGAACTGACTCATCTTCCGCGCTACGCTATCTGGAAGACATAATGACCAATCTTAACCAGACGCTACGTATTGCCCGTAATCAAGCTTTGGCCCACACAGAGGTTGCGCAGACCTTAGATAAGGCTTTGAGTACAGGCACGTTTAGGGGCAGGGCTTCTGAGTTTGAGCGCGAAAAAATGAATCGTGACCTCAAAGTTTTTAACCGTCTCTATCGTGGAGATCACGGCTCGCGGTTTATGGCGAACCTTGACAGGTACGAAAAAACACCTGCGTCTGCTTTCCGTAACTCTGAAACTGTGGAGCAACTGCAAGATACCTTAAAGCCGTTCCTAGAGAGTGCGTGGAAACGCTCACAAACCAAGGAGGGCGTAGACCCGAACAAGTTCAAACGCCTACTCCAACAGGGCTACGTCAAGCACAAAAAGCTCTCTCCCAACGTAACTGATGCCTACTCACTGAGGGAAGCTCGTAGGTTCGCAGACTTTATTGCGCGGACGAAGAGCGAAGAAGCCGTGCGTGACATTATGCTACGTGAGTATAGGGACGAAGGCTTCTCGCAAGTTCGTAAGAAGTTGATTCAAGATAGTGTTCAAGCCTTTCTGGCGACCAAGGGTTACTGAGAGATAAACCTTGACACAGTAGTAGTTAAAGTAGAAAAAGAATGAAACGACAAAACCTTAGCCTTTGCCAGAATCAGATCCAACAAAGAATCGCAGAACCATTGGACAGCGAGGGGAGCTTCTGGTTGCAGAAAAACTTCTCGAACACGGGTGGGATATAGCTCACCCACTAAGTGCCAGCTCTTCTTTCGATCTCCTAGCCAGTAAGGGTGATAAGATCTGGCGGATACAAATAAAGACCACGCAGGGTTTGGTCTTACACGCAAACTCCTCTACCCCAAACTTTCAATTTCAAACCAACCACGGTTGCAAAACGAAATCCAAGTACGACAAATCCACAGTAGACTACTTTATCTGCTGTGCCTTGGACTGCCTCAAGTTCTGGGTGATGCCCTTCGACATAGTTAACTGCATAACCACAAAGATTTACGGTGGTAAAAAGTGCAAGTACGCAGTCTACGAGAACGCTTGGGACTTACTAGATACAGACAAAACTTCTTGACTGTAGGTTTTTACTCCGTAGCTTTGCTAACGTGTCTGTTAGCAAAAAGCGCGGCTTTACGTTGATCGAACTGCTGGTTGTAATTGCAATCATTGCGATACTTGCCGCCTTACTGTTACCGGCACTGGCTTCTGCTAAGCAGACGGGGTGGCAGGCAGCTTGTTTATCCAACCATAAGCAGTTGAACATGGCTGTTAGAGAGTTTGCTGGCGACCATGATGATCGTTTCCCTTACGCAAGTGCGTGGCACAATGAGCCATCAGCACGTTGGGCGTGGGTTGCTGACTCGATGAGCGGCTCGTCAAGTTGGTCAACATGGGCGCAGACAGACAGGGCTTTATTCTGGTCTCCGCTGAAACCCTACACGGGGATGCGGATATTCCGCTGTCCCGGTGACAAGTCAATAGTTAAGTGGACAGGTCGCTGGGAGGCTGTTGGTGGGGGCGGTGGTACGAACGTACAGCAGCAGCTTCGCCCTCGCAGTTATTCCATGAATGTTTTCGTAGGTGGGTGGTCAGGCTGGCCGTTTATGCACGACACACAGTATAAGACGTACCATAAGTACGCAGATGTGGCGTCTCCCTCACAGATATTCACGTTTATCGAGATGCCAGCCGCCTCTATAAACAGCGGTAACTTCAGGGTTGTGCCTCTGAAGTCAGGGGATAAGGAAATCTTCTCGCAAGACTGGCCCGGTGTTTACCACAACGGCGGGTCTGTAGTCTCCTTCATCGACGGCCACGTAGAGTTCAAGCGTTGGCTGGAGGAAGATACCAAGAACATCCCACTGGCTGCGGGAAGCCCAACTTCTATGAACTCACGCTTAGTCTCGCAAAACAACCGTGACCTGGCATGGCTTCGTTACCGATCAACCATAGAAGAACCCAACAACCACAACTGGTACGTCATAATGGGTGGGATAGGTCGTTACAACAGAGAGTGGAACACTAGAAACATTAACGATAAGCTGTACGAGTCATGGGGTTGGTACTGGAATGATAGCTGGTAGGCCTAGATTTTCAGCTTCTTCCTTAACTCCTCGGTCTGCTTTTGCTTTATACTGAAGGGCGCACATTTAACTTTCGGCAACTTCATCCCATCTAGAGCCACTAGTAGTTCGTCTAGCTCGCCCCGCATAAGTTTTCGCTCTTTCTCCCACCATGTTAGATTAGTTTTTGCCACCACTCGAATACTTTCTTATTATCTTTCCACACCATGCACAAACCTGTGGCGAGTCTACGTGTCATCTGCTCGTCACCCTCTTCCATCTTAACAGACATGACGTAACAGATAGCGTGAATCACCTCATGGAGAAATGTATCATGCAAGGCCTCGGCTGACTGTTCCGGGTTTAATGCGATAAGCTCTCTGTTAAAATCTACCCACCCATGACTGTCACAAATCTCCTTGCTGTCAGAGTTGATGAACTTTAACTTGAAGTTGAGGTTGGCTATCTTTATTTTGGCAGGTAGACTAACTTGCCGCCCTTCTTTGCGGCTACGATCTGATCGGTTTGCATTAGAAACTCTAGTGCTGCTTCTAGCTCGTCCTTTTTTAGATCGCTGTGCCAGTCTAGCCATAGTTTTTTGTGGGATACACCGTCCTCTTTATCGTTCACATACTCACTAAGCTTCCGTGTGAACTCGTGGATCACATTTCTGCCCGTTAGGTCATAGCTACGGTGCATGAAAAGCTCGGTCTCTGCAATGAATTTCTCTGCGTACTTAAATGCCTCCAGCGTAACCTCTTTAGATTCGGCTGAATTGCCCATTTGCACCGCGAGGGCCAGCTTTTGTAGGTGGATGTTCTTCCGGGCGTAGTATAGATCCAGCTTGGGACTGCTGTTGATTCTGTTGTTTATGTATGAGCCGCTTTCGTAGCGTTTCTTGTGGTAGGCAGCGCACTCTTTGGACATGGGTACTGGGCCACAGCGTTTGGACAGCTTCTTTACGTGCTGGACAACGTCTGCCCTAGCTTGGATGTGCTTGTCCGTGAAGCCGGTGAACTGTCGGAGGAATCGAGGTTCGTCTTGGTAGACTACAATGAAGCGGGAGGTGAAGCCTTGGGATATGAGGTTCTCGTTGAAGCACTCACGGATGAACGCCGGGGTAGTGCCTGCTATCATCGACACGCACACGTTTTGTACGTTGTCTTTACCCTGCTTCTTTGTGTAGTAGCGGTAGTTGCGAGCATCGTAGAGTTGGTTGAGCATATTCACGGTGTCCTCGGTACGCTTCTTTAGGAAGACTCCGAGTTCCTCTATCAACATGGTACAGGACGCATGAACGTAGTCACTACCATCCTCTAGGGTAAAAGCCTTGGTGCATTCTTCAGCCAAGTATCTGCTGAGAGCTTCTGCTGTTATGCTGTCAGCGGTGTAGGGGAAGAGGGGAGCAGTTTGTTTCTTGTCCTTGCTCATTATCTTTAGCTCGTTGTCCTCGATGATGTCAGAGATCATGGAGATCAAACGACTCTTGCCACAAGCGGGTGGCCCAACCAGCAGCATGAACAGGTTCGGGTAGATTGCGTTGATACCCTGCGAAGTCCATATCCTACGCTGAAGACAACTGCTTATCAGAAAGTAGAATCCCCAGTCTAGGTAGAGGTCGGGTGACTCAAGGTCTTCCAGATAGAAACGCCACTTCTCCAAGATCGTCACGCGACACCTCCCCATGTATCACCGACGCAGGCTTCGCTCTTCATCGAGAACTTCTCACCGCGTGGCGAAACTAGATCACAGTTCATTATGGTCATGGTTTCCTTGGCCACATGGTCTGCGTGTTCGGGTGGACATTGTATCAGAACGCTGTCGTGATTGTTCTGTAGGATATCCACATTCATGGAGGATAGTGGATCTTGGGGATTCTCTATTTTCTGTTGCATTTTGGTAAATGTAATATTCGTTATTGTGCCTACAGTTGATTGCGGTACGAAGGCGTAGGCTTCCTTGTACATGGATTCATCTACGTTGGCTGTGAATACACGGGGGTAGCCAAACAGATTTCTTAGGATACCCTCACGCCGTAATGTACTGATAGTTTCCATGTGCCACAAGCGTATTTCTGGAAAGAGATCGTGGTAGGTGTTAAGGAATCGCTTGGCCTCGGCCATTGAGATGGAGACCTTGCCCTCTGATTTCTGGAGTAGGTTTACCCTAAAGGTGGGAGGCTTCATGCCGTAGTTGCTGGCATGGCAAACCATCTTGGCAATGAAGTAGTAGCGTTTCTCTGCGCTCCAGTTGTCGCTAGACTTTATTAAGCGGTCGAGTTCGCCCCATCCTCGCAGCCTGCTAACTTGGGCAATTGGCGAAGTACAGAACTCATCGACTGAACGGCCCAGTTCTGTAGACCACACTTCGGCAAACAAACGAAGGGCAACATACACATGACTTTTAATCCCATGAAGAAAGAGACTGCGAAAGTTACCTTTAGTACAGAGGTAAGAAACAACGAGTGCCTCTGCACCCGACTGGTCAACTTGGATAAAGATTCTGTTTTCATCTGGAAGGAATAATTTACGTAAATCCTTGGGAAAGTTTTGCACGTTCGTACCCCATCTGCCAAGCAATCTTTTGGAAGCCAGTCGGAAAGTGGTAGTACCGGCCAGATTGTAGGCTGTGGTTATTCTCTCCTTGGTTGTTCCACGTGGAACATAGGGCGGGAACTTCAACTGGCCAGACTGCTTCGCTACTCCCCTGTACTTTAGTATAAGCGTAAGCACAGGGTTCGGATGCTTGAGTCGTAGCTGCAACAAGGTCTTCTCATTCGTTAGGTCTTTGGCTGGTTTCTTGTACAGCATACAGTTGTAGAGATAGTTGGAAACCTGCTTGGGACTGTTCGGGTTGAGTTCGTAGCCGACGAGCAGCCGCAGCATACGGGAGAGTTGGGCGCAGTAGCGGTTGTTGTAGACTATCTTGTCCTCTAGGGTTTTCTTGTCGTAGTTGATGCCTTGGCACATGGCAGTCAGGTACGGTATGATGCTGTCGTTTACTTGCTGGATGCTTTCCTTGGCGTAGAGTTGGGCTGCGTGTAGTTCGAGCTTGGGTTTGAGTAGGGCTAGGCTGATGACATCCTTGGCGTTGTAGTGGTAGAGGGAGAGGATTTGCTGCTGGTTGCGGGGTTCAAAGACACCCTCGTTCTTGTGGTACTCCCGGTCTATGTAGAGGGAGATGCAGTGGCCTAGGGATTTCTCGACTTCGGGGTACAGTCGATGGTGCGAAAGCATAGTGTCATAGACTTTGCGGGGGAAGGGAATCCCGTACTTGTAGGCCATGACAAAGAGGTCGAACATAGCGTTGTGGATTACCACCGTATTGTCCCGAAATGCCACCGCCAAGGCTCTTAAAACTTCCGCTGTACCCTGACCACCATAGTAGTATGCCTGACGCGGTATCTCATACATAGGAACACAGATAGCCTCCGCATCTGACCACCCATAACCTAGGCAAGTGAGCGTCAAATCGCTCATGGTCTCGACATCGAAGAACAGGTCTTTACCCTTGGTCTCCGTGAGGTCTCCGACCACATCCGCAAGCTTAGGATAGATTACCTCACCTATCTCCCGTATCCTTGGCTTTACCAACAGATACCGACAGGCCTTGCGGATATCCTTACGCAACCAGAATCTCCAGTTCTGTCGCTTAGTTCTCCCGTGTGTTACCTTGTCGTCATCGCTACCCCCTGCGTATTCTTCGTTAGGGTTGAAATAGTTCTTACGATCAAAGGCATCCTGCGGCATGTACGACGCAAGGTAGGTTACGCCATCCTCTACCCACGGATTTCCCCTCTGTTCATCAAGGCCTACTCCGGGTTTATGTTGGCGCAAAGACTTACGACCAAGCAACAAGACTACCTTCGTCCCCGGCAGTAGCCCAGCACCCAACGTAGGCAGGGTACGCAGATCGCAAGAGTCCCGACCAACTGCAACTGTAGAGTCAAAAAACGCCCCCGCGTAACCGCTCAAAAGAACGTGTCGGTCGAACCGCGAGGGCGTGTCTATTACAACAGTTAAGCCTGAGTATGTCTCGGTAGGCTTATGACGCATCTGTTGGAAACTCTAAGTCCATGAGTTTCTCCGTTGCGATCTCCTCGGATTCCTTGGCGAACTCCTTGTTGTCCTTGAAGTGACCGTCAACGTAGGATACAACCAATGATGCCGCGTCTTGGAAGCCGGACTTATACCCGACGACCAAAACCTTAGCCATTAGTTCCTTAAACCTGTGGGCTACCGCCTCACAGTCTTGTGCTTTTTTGGGAGCCAAGCTCTCTAGCTCTTGCTTTACTTGTTCAATAACTGTCATTGTCGTTTCGTAGTGCTTTGGCCAGTAGGCGCGGCCCGTATTGATTGAGTCGCATACACTTGTCTCTGGCCCTTGTCTTTAGTTTGCGGTGTAGGGTTTCGGGTATCATCAGAGGGATATACCGCTTCACCCTGCTGTCCGACTTAGGTTTAGTTTTGTTCATAATCATTTTCTGTAAGTGAGGCTTGCGTTTGTTTCAGAGGGGAATGACAGAATGTCATAAACCCGCCGCAGAATCTCTCTGCGTACCATACCGCAAGCCTCGTTAGAGACTAGAACCCAGACATATCGTGGTCTTCAGCAGCTTCTAATCTGCGTTCCACGTTGTAGCGATAACTCGCTAACGGTTGCCCAGTTATGGGGTCGATCATAGGATCACCTGTGATCTCGTCCATTCTAGACTCAGACTTCGTGTAGAGTACAGCCTTAAATGCTTTACCCTTGAGACCCTCGGCGATCTCATCGTAATCTTCTAGCTCGAACTCATCGGGCAGGTCGAAGATTTTGTGGTACTCCTTCAGACTCCGAGACGGAATCAGAGGGTAGTCCCTAACTTGAACACCGCTGATCTCAACAAAGCCACTAGGCCCGTTAACTTCTGCGGGTTCTACAACTTCAGTTACAATAGCAACCATGTCGTTGCCCTTGCTACTGACCTTGCGCTCTGCCTCGACAATGCGAAGCGTGTATGTACCATTCGGGAGGTAAGGCCTACCCGAACTTTCCGTAATACCTTTTAGACTTATCTTAGCCATTTGTTATTATGTATTGTAGTTTATGTTTATTGTAGTGTATCGTACACGTATCCCCTACACTCATAGGGAAAGTAATCTTGAGGTGTCTGGTAGTCTTCGGTTGTTAGTTTCATTTATCTGTTGCCTCCATAACTCTCTGCTTTCTACCGCTGTTGCCTTTACGGCGTTTACCCGTGTCTTTGATAAGACCTTTATCCAGCAATGCTCTGTAACGCGCTATTACGCTGCTGTAACTCCAGTTTGGAAACTGTTCTCGAACTTCGTCGCTAGTACAAAGGCCAAGCTTCCTTATACAAACCAGAACCACATATTCTAATCTTGTAAGCCTTGTATTACTCTTCCACAAAACTACATGATCGGTGTTTAATTCTAGTGCAGCCTGTACAGAGGTATCAACAGCATCTTTACGGTGTAGATGCTTTACTGGGGTAGCCTCTTTGTGGCGGACGTTAGGCATAGTATTCCTCCGCTTTCTTCAGCACCGTAACGATGTCATTGGGGATGAGTTGTTCGTCGAACATACCCATTGGGGTCTTGGCTGACGTAACCCCATCCGTGTTAGTCTGGAAGAAGTATTCCATCTCCTCGGTCTTCTCGTTCTTGCGTACCTCGGTGAACAACACCATGAGAAACTCCTTCTCTATCGCGCCTTCGTGAACTTTACCTTGCACCTTGACCCTGCGGTGCGAGGACTCGCCGCCTGTAATCTGCGGAATCTTCACGATGTCGTCTACGGCGGTGAAAATAATTGTAGCCTTATCGTTCTTGATGGAGTCTAGCATATTGCGGATAGTCCTGTTGTAGAACGACCAGATATCGTAGCCCTTGAACGAGTTGGTAGCCAACGTGTGAACCTGTTCCACGTACTTGGTGAACGACTCGACCACTATGGTCTCGCAGTCATCTTTCTTTAGAACCTTCTCAAGTTCCCTAGGGAAAGCGTTGGCGTTCTCCACGGGAATGATGTTGAACCTACTAGCCTTGGGAAAAGGAAATCCCTTACGCTCCAAGTCTAGAATGTAGGTTGTCTTCGGGTCTAGGTTACGCAACGCTGTACTCTTACCGCTGCCGCTGTGACCTACGATTGCTATTAGTGGTTTATACATTTTCTTTTTCTTCTTCCGTTTTTGTTCCTGTTGTTATTTCTATCTTAGTCTCTGGTTCAATAACACCGTAGAAGGTGTCGAATTCTAATTGTTCTTCGTTAGGCCATTGGTCACGCAGTAGCATAAGCCCAATGAGTCCGTAGTTTGCTATGTCCTTGAAGGTATCCTCCAACGATTCGTTCTTGGGAGACTCCTCCTTGTCCATCAACAAGTTTGCGAGTCGTTCTACCTTGTCGTACAAGCGTACGCTAAGACCCTTGACCCCAAACCGGCTAATGTTTCCCGGCCCGTAGTCTTTCTGCTTTGCATCCAGCAGGCTAACACACTCCGCTGCCAAGAATAGCGCACGCTTGCCTGCAAGGGTGTCAAGTTGTATTTTCATGTGTCGAGGTTTGCACCAATTGACTCTAAGCGATCACTGACCTCTTCTAAGACGTTAGCCACAGTCTGTACAGAATTGTCAATTGCAGCTACCCTCCCCACTAATACAGACATATTCTGTATAGACTTATCTATTGCGGTTAGCTTACTTCCAAGCATATCTGCTGCTGCAAGTATCGCTGAGGTATGGCTGACACAGTCGGCGGTCAGCATACCTGTCATCTCGTTATCCTGTAGCGTAGCTTCAAGAGTTTTGTTAAGGGACTCCATAGCTGCCGTGTAGCGTAGCATGGTAAAGTTATCCATGCCGTCTTTGTAGGCGTCGTGCCTAGCCGTTAATGTTTTCTGTTGTACTTCCATGTTCTTTCTCCAATTCTTCTAGTCTTTCTTCTAACTCATGTACCCTACCCCATGCGAAGGCCAGCGAGCTGTACGACATCTCATGGGCTGCCTCCAACTTACGAGTCAGGTCTACTACTTGATCTACTGCGCTTATGTAGTATTCTTGTGTCATAGTTGAAACTGTAGGGGATCGTAGACCTTGTGTACGTAATCCATGTTGACGATGGATTCTCTATCGTTGCCTGAGTTCGCCGTACATAGGGCCGTGAACGAGCAGAGACCAAAGCGAGTCTCGCAACAGGCGAAGTTGCTAAGGAAGATATCCTCGCCGTCTTTCTCGTCCCATGTCTCGAAGTAAAACTCAAGCTTGCGAGTTATCCTATTGACAAGGTCATCTATGTAGGCTTGGAATTTATCCAGCCTATCCTTGCTGAACTCGAATATCTCGCTACGCTCAAACTTGTTCTTGTTGGAGCGACCAAGGAACAGACCGTTAATCATACAGCCTACCTCCTCGTCTGGGAATAGTCTATGCCAGATGAGGTTGTAGAACATTAGCTGGGGTGAGACCTTGTAGGATGCGAAGTAGGCAGCGGGACTATAGGCTGCCGTGGATTTGTGGTCTACGATAACGGGACGACCAAAGTAGGTTCCGACAAAGTCTATTGTGCCACAAAAAAGTATGTCCAGCTCTGGCGTTTGTAAGTACGGGTAGGCGAAGCGCATTTCCAGCAGGGGGTCGGGGTCTTTGCGTACCTCCAACCCTGTATCCTGCTTGAAGTATTGGCTGAGCAGGTTGACTAGATGAGCTAAGTCACGGAAGTCCTTGTCGGGTACAAGCACATCTGCGTAGTGGTCTATCGCTGCGTTAACAGCTTTCTCCTCGTCACCATCTGCGTAGTACGACTCCAAGGCTTTGTGTACTGCCGTGCCGTACTCCATCTTATGATTCGAGTTCCGTTTGCGTAGGCCACGGCATAACATATACCATAGTCTACGTTCGCAAGCTGACTCCTTTATTAAGGATGCGTCTATCTTTATGATGAGCTTGCCCTCTTCAGTTTTTTCTAGGTTAAGTAATTCCATAGGTTTTCTTCAGTAGTTTTGCTTTATCTAACAGCGTTGGTTTCTCCTTTGGCACACGTTTCTTTCGTGCCGTCTTCGGCTTGGCTAACTCTACCTTCGGCTCGGTTAGCTTTAAGTAACTGTCGAAATGTTGGAGTAGTTCCTCATCCGACATGGACTCTAGTTGTTCTACCGTGCAGTCTAGTAGTTCCTCAATGGTCATTTAGATCTATGATAATGAGGGCTATAAATAGCAGGGTAAAAAATATAGAGGCTGCGGCTATGACTATCAGCGGCATCATCTTACGACACTAAGCGTGTCCTTGGCCGTGTCGAACTCGAAGTCTACAAGTTTCTGCTGTTCTTCCAGCCACTTGATGTCTTCGTGCTTTACTATAATACGATCTCGCTTAAAGGTATCCATTTCCTTTGCGTCCTGTAACCAAGCAAGCAGTTCTGCCTTCCAGACTTTAGAGTCTGCAAATTCATACTGTAGTTCCTTGGCGTTAATCTGATTGCGTAGTGTGTCCTTGAAGTAAATCAAGACACCCGTGTCTGTCTTACGGAACGCAACCTGAGTGCGTAGCTCTGCATAGATTGGCCCGTATTCTGTGGAGTTGTCAACGAGAAACTTTAGACCATCGGTTAACTTTACATAGAGAGTGTTAACCGTGTAGCCTGTTTCCTCAGCAGTAACTAGAATATCCGACTTGCCATCGAGTAGCTTATCTATGATAGGCTTGATCTTGTGAGCATTAGTTGGACTGTATGTTGACCGTCTGGCAGAACCCTTTGAGCGCATCTTACGCAAAAGTTCTGAGTGATTCTGTAAACTTGTATTGTTATCCATAGAAATTAAAAAAGATAGCGCAGTGTTTCACCAAAGTATAAACGCTAGTAATTACTCTGTTCGCGGGTCTCCCACGACACCATGCTACGCTACCTTTGTGTTTGGATGGCCTACACTAGGCAGCCATCAGTTCCTCCATACGAGCAAGGTATTCTTTACCCTGCTCAATTTCGCCAGCGGCAAAAGCTGCCTTGGCCCTCTTGAAGAGCTTGCCGGGAGTCTCCCCTCCGCCGCTCTCTGGAGTCCACTTGTCAGCATCCTCCTTGGTGTAGATTACCAAGTCAGGGTACTTCTCAGTCAACTCGGCCCTCAGTTCTTCAGTCGTCTTGCCGTTAGGCTTCAACGAATTCTTTACCGTTGACCTTATCCGTGCGCTGATCTGCTGATTCAGTAGACCAAGCGTTTTCTCTTCTCCATACCTAGAGACTACGTCAGACGTAGCTTTGAACTCTGGTACGTTAAACTTGAAGTCTTTCCAATCACCAGACTGGAAATGCTCCACCTCGTAGGTTGTATCTATCGTTTGCATTGTATTATCTATCTACTAGTTTCGCGCCGTGTAACTGTTAGCGCAAATTTTTATCTGTGTTAAGAGGGAAAAAATCTTAACGATTACTATAGAGCAGGAATCGTGCCAACTCAGTTAACAGTTAAAAGTTTTTTTCTTAGCCTATAGGCTCTAAGGAATTTCCTTACAGGGAAAGACACGTTTACTTTAACTTTGGGCTGTAACAGGTCTGCTTATAGACCAAGTCGGAGCGAGTTGCACAAGATGCACAGTACACAAGGATTCCGTTTTGACCTGCATCTTTACCAATCGCCACATTGTAGTTACCAGTTGTAAGTCATGCTAGGGTTGTAACCAATCGCTACGTTACGTGTACCTGTGGTTAGTGGTCTCCCTGCCAATGAAAGTCTAGGCTGTCCGGGCCTAGGACTTTATATTGCTTGGCCAGTCGGAGTAGCTCACGGACGTTGCCTGCCAGTATGGTGGGGCGTGGGTCCCAAGAACTATCTTTCGCCGCGTCATACACCGACTTGATGAGGTCTTCGTACTCTGGCTCAGTCAGGGTGTCCTTGAGGATAAGCCTTGCGTCGTCCATACGCTGCCTCAATGGCTTTAACTTTAACCTGAAGGCGGCTATCCTTTGGTATAAGTCGTTACGAAACTGAGAGTCTATGCTGTTCGTGGCAAAGATAAACCTACCTGTGAACTCTGTGTCCTCGTTCTCTCCTATCCTACGAAACCTGCGTGTCTCTACAAGACGCAGGAGTAGAACCTGCAGAGAAGGGGATATCTCTCCGATCTCATCGAGGAACAACGTACCCTTGGCAGCGGCTATCAGTAGCCCCATACGATTGCTTACGGCTCCGCTGTAGCTTCCCCTTACATGGCCGAAGAGTTCCGCCTGTATCATGGAGTCAGGGATGGACGCTAGGTTAAGCGCAATGAATCTACCATCCCGTCTACCATGTAGCCTACGCGCAACAAGCTCCTTACCCGTACCGCTCTCGCCTGTGATTAGGACAGCATCGTCTAGCGGCGCAAGCTTATCGGCTTGCTTTAGCATACGAATACAATCCTCGTCTTGCGTTAGGAACTCGTACTCTTTTGGAACCTCGTATGCTTTGAGTAGCTTAGCGGCTGCTTCCCTTAAGTCTACGTCAGGCATCTCTGTCCACCTCCTTGAACTTTCTCTTGACTAGCTTCTTGAAGGACTTCTCTATACTCTCGACGGTAGTAAGACCAGAGACATCATACCAGAACACTAGCTCAGAACTGTCCTGTTGTATCATAACTTCGGAGTCATCGAGAGTACCCATTAGGATCTGCGTACCGTAGCCACCGGCCTCGTAGTAACCGTACTGTAGTCTGACCTTGTCGGACTCTAGTTCTTGGAGATGGAATAGGAATCGGCGCATCATAAACGTAGCGCACATGGAGATACACAGCCTATCTGCGTCGATCATTTCTTGGAAGTCCTTGATCTTAACGTAGGTTGCGTGTGCTTCTCCGCTACCCCGACAGGGAAAGACTGCGATGACTTCGCAACCGTAGCCCAAAGACTCCAAGCGGTCTACCGCCTTGTATATCAAGGCTCCCCTACGGAAGTAACACTCCTCTGGTATACCGTTATGATTCCAACAGTTCACGTAGATCGTGAGCAGACGCTTGCCTGCAGCTATTATCGTGTCGGTTTCCTCTTCCTCTAGGAAGTGTTCGGGGCTGGCGTCTGTCGTTGCTGCCTCTATGTTTACTATACCACCTGCTATGGTGGGTACGTACTCGGTGAGGTACTGTTCGAGCGGGGCTATAGACTCCATGATGGTGTCGTCTAGCTCAGTTTTCTCCAGCCTGTTGAGACCCCAGCCTCCAGCGTCGAGCAAGAATACAGCCTCCGTCCATGACTTCGTACCGTACCAATCGTCGTTGTCTACGTCCTTATGACTGGCGTAGCTTCGTAGCTTTTTGATGTCGCTACGCTTCGGGTCTTTGTCTAGGGCAGAGCGGAACTCTTCCCATGAGTATATGGTTTTGTGTGCTATTTTCATGTTTCTTAGAATGGAGTTTTCTCGTCGTCGTTGTCTAGGATAGTCTTGATGTCGTCGGGTACAGTAGAGGACTTGTCGGCCTCTTCCTTCTTAGGAGCTATCGGCTTACGCTTCTCGCTGTAGACTTCGAGCAGCCTACGGCGTTGCTCTCCCTTGACTGACCTGAATACCGTAGCGTCCAAGGCATCGAACTCATCCCAACCTGCCTTGGACATTAGGTTAATGCACTGGCGTAGGTTACGAGTGGCAAAGATTACCCGTATCTTGTTGGCCTCGGCGTACTCTCGCATCGCTTGGAACCGTTCGATAAACTTATAGAACTGAGTCTCGGTTATCTTTGGCTCATCGACTACCTTATACAGGGAGAGAGTCCACAGCTTCTCTGCATTCTTATCGTACGGCCACTCGACACATACGAACTCGTTAAGGAGGGCTACGTCTAAGGCGTTGCGGCCTACATACTCACGGTCTGGCCCTAGCCCCCACGTGTTTGCGGTACACATAAGGTGGCACTTGGGGTTGACTTCCTGCATACCGTACGGCATATAGATATGACCGGAGAGTATGCCCTTGATAATCATAAGCACATTCGAGTTGCCGTTGTCTATCTCGTCGATCACGGCTAGTCCACCTTCTTGGATTATCTTGGTGAACACACCGGGAACGTAGTTGCCCGTGGCATTGTTGAAGCCTATCAAGTCGTGGGTTGCCGTCTGCTTGTTGACTGCGCGTATAGCGTAGTGCTTTGCATCCAAGGCTTTCTTGACTGCGTGAGTTACCCTAGTCTTGCCGCTGCCCGTAGGCCCAATAATCATTGCGGGTTCTCCAGACCCCATGACCTCTAGCAAAGGCTTTAGCTGCTGGTGCTGGCCCTTGATGTCGGTGTAGTTTATCACGTTATGGCTAACGTGCTGCTTGATCTCCAAGACTACGTTCTGTTGTGTAGTCTCAGCGATTCGTTTGTCTAGCTCGCTGAATTTTGTAGCGAACTCGTCCTTGACGGAGGATATAATTTCCTCGGTCATACCTTTCATCCAATTATGTTCTGTCATTGTTATTTTCTCCTTCTTGGTCTTGGTCTTGTAAGCTGGAGATTACCCAGCCTACGTCTATGTATCTATCTAGCTTGAACGCTATGCGTCCTTTAACGAAGCCATCTTTTTTGCTGCCTAGGGCAGCACAGTTATCCAGAGTGTAGCCTTTGATTTCATTGTTGTCCTGTAGGAATTCGAATATTATAGGCAGGTTATGCTTATAGGTCTCGAATATATCTTCCTTGTCTGTCTCTAGCACGAACCTATGGTTCAAGTCTGTGTAGTCGTTGTCTATAGGGTTCATGCTAGTAGAACAGTATGTAACCTAGGCCTAGGCCAGCGAGCCAGCTTACAGCGTACAGCGTGAGCCAGCCTAGCCATATCAACAAATACACAGGTAGTCTGCGTAGGTTGAAGCGTATTATTGCGTACATTATCTCTATGTTTCGTTCGTGTTTGTTCATTGTTCTTCGTGGTCTATCATTTCATTTATGTGCATCATATCCTCGACATCTGCCTCGGATAGATATTTACAGAAGGCCGTGATTACTGTGTCCTTGTCCAGTAGTCCATCCTCTATCATTTCATACAGTAGGTTTGTGTATTTTCTAGTCATCTTCCCTCCTTATAGTGTTGTCTTTGGGGGTTTCTAGGGATTCAATCCAGAGGTACTCTAGCACTAGCCAATTAAGGTTAATCGGACAGGGTTCTTCTACTACACCCCAAGTGCCTTGGCCTGCAGTTCTTTGCAAACATTCTACACTTGATAGGCGTACCAACTCTCGGCTGCTTTCGGTATACTCTACGCAATGTTTTAGGCTATTCATTTGTTTCGTCTTTCTCTATGATGGTTAGGTTTTCTTCCTCTTGTTCTTCGTACTCCTTATCGGTAGCTATGTCCTGCTGTACTGTACCATTAGTGAACACGTTGACCCAGTTCTCACGTGAGCCTACGGAAGCGTTGATGCAGTCTAGCTTAGCCTCCACTCTGGAACATACTGTTTCCTCGATGGTGTCTCTGTACCATACGACCTCTTGGGTTGTGTCGGAGATAGAGGTGATGCGGTGGCCTCGGCCTAGTGCTTGGACTAAGTCTATGGCCGACCACGTTGGGGGTATGATTATATGCCGTGGCCTAGCCTCCTTGCGATCATGGTGCAGGCTGAGACCTACGCCACCAGAGCGCATGGTGAAGAGTAGGATATCGGCCTCGCCCTCTTGGAACTTCTGTCGCTGGGCCTCACGCTTGGTAGGAGTCTGGCCTCCGACGATGTGGGATATCTTATCCTCGTCCAAGCCTAGCCTCTTGAGTTCCCTGTAGACCATACGCATGGGTTCAACAAAGTTACAGACCACTATAGTCTGCCGCCCCTGCTCAACTGTGTCTATCGCACGCTTAGCCATGCGTCCTGCCCTAACTTCCTCGGCGCCTTCGCGGAACTTCTGCATGGCGACTAGCATTTCGTTGCGGCCAAAGTTAGCGTTACGGTTCTGCTCTTCGCATTTCTTTTTGAAGGCTTGGAAATAGCCATCGTAGTGTTCGCGCTCGGCCTCAGTCTCGAAGTCGATGAGACGGCAGCGTGTGTGGGTCTTGTGCTTGTAGCGTACCTTGGGTACGAACACAGCGTAAGGCTGCATTGCTTTACGTAGCCTTTCCATCTGCGCTTGGCAGAGTTGAGTCGGCCTACCCCATCGGGCTATCCTTTGGAGTAGGTTGGGTACGGTGTCTGTAGTGCAGGGTTCGTCATGGATAGTCATACCTACACCAAGGACTACGCTACGCGCCTCGCTGACTTTCTGGTAGGGCGTAGCTGAGATAAAGATACGCTTGACCCCTTGTGGGATAGACCACGAGAGTTGAGTCTGCGAGGAAGTGTCGTTCTTTAGGCCTTGGCACTCGTCGAAGACTACCATAGATGGCATCGACATAGGTTTCCAGTTGTAGAGGTAGGTCTCGTAGTACGGGTGCTTAGTCTTGTCCCAGTATATCTTCTCGGCTAGGTTGCCTCGGAAACTAGCGTAGGATATGGGGAAGATCGTACCGATGAGGCCGAACTGGTTTATAACCTCTAGAGTCTGGGGTATGACAGCAGCCGGGGCTACCCATAGGATAGGCATCGGCCAGTCAGACTTCAGGTCTAGGAGTTTGTTGTCTAGCAGGTACTTGATTACAGGGAGTACCATATAGGTTTTACCTAGGCCAGCATGGGCCTGTAGGAGTATCCCCTGTTGGGACTGTAGCTTAGAGACTGCGTCAACGGCAGCCTTGATTTGGAAGGGCATCTTCTCTACCCCTGCTTCATCGACTATCTTCTCGATAGCTTCTTGGACTATGTCCGTACTCTTAGATACGGTAGTCTCCGTGTTTGTTGTTGTTGTCATTTTCTCTCATGGTTTGTAGTTTATACTTTCGTCTAATCTGTAGGGATGGAACTCGTGTAGACCAAGGCCTAGTTTGATAGGGCCATAGTATTGTACGCCCTCTTTCTGACGTAGCCTATGACCTGCCTCTACCAGCTCTAGTATACCATTGAGTCTTTCTCTCGTTAACTTTGTAGGCTTACCGGCAAACTCTAGTCGTAACATACGAAACTTCTGATAGTTACTGTATGTTTTGCCTATTGTGTCTAGCGTAGCTATCCTTCTACCGTGAAGGTACATATAGGTACGACCACAGTTTTCTCTGTTTTTGTGGACTACTGTGTTTCCTAGGCTGTGGATTTGTTCTTTTGTGAAACATTCTAGGAATACGGATGCTGCTTTGTAGGTTATTTTTTTCATCGTACTAGCACACCTCCTTCGTTTAGCTTATTGGTTATATCCACTACGAATGATTCGTAGTCTCCGATGTCATAGGTAGGTCTCATTATATCAATAGACCACCTTGCTGCGTTCTCTACGTATTCTTTTCGTAGTTCGTTTAGGTACGGTGGTAACGTAACAAAACGTGCGTGGCATAGCTCTACCACATTATCTATACTAGCGTTTCTTAGTCCTTTGTTCATTTTCTGTGTAGTAGCCTAGGTTACTGGCCTAGGCTAAAGTCTTTGCGGCCATCTTCGCTAGGGAGTCTACGCTTTTGGTAGGTAGCTCGTAAGCTGCAGCACGGGATTCTTCTGGACTCTGGCCTAGGGTCTCGATGAAGTATCGTATGATAAGTTCGAGCCGCCGGGTACGTTCCGCGATCTTCGCAGACTCCATCTCTCGCCGCTGATTCATTACGGCCCACGCTTGGCTATTCCACATCCGAACTTTGGTAGACTCTAACTCTGGCATCCGTTTGTCGTTCCAATCTAACGTGTAGTCTTTGCCGGGGAACTCAAGTACTACAGAGTTGCACTTGGCAGAGGCTATCTTGCTGGCTTGTTCTAGGGTAATCTCTACGCTATCGTACCGTAGGTAGTCATCGTGCATAGGATTAGTCTTGCAGATCTTGAAGTCTACCCACACTTGGCAGGTAGCAGGATCATCCAAAAGGTAGTCTAGGTTTGTTTTCACGATTCTATTTTAGGGTAAAGATTCCTTTGGCCTAACTGCCAACCTAACGTACTGCGGAGTCCTTCGTAGGCGAAGCGTAGCTTGCGTATGTTATCTTGATGATCCAGAACGTCACGGTCAGCATAAAGTTTTTCTACGATACCGTGAAGGGCTGCCATAGGATTCTCCATACGCTCCCGTATATCATCTTGTACGATAGGTGCGATTGCATTTTGTACAACTTTTCTAGTCTCGTGATCCCATTTCTTAACGTCGTCGGTTGAGAGTTCGGTATGCCACGTAGACAGTAGTGGTAGTCTAGGTTTGTTATTTTGTTTTTCTAGGTTTGTTTTCATAGCTATTTTCTAAGCAACCGTCATTATACCACAGTCTACGCAAATGTCAACAACTTTCTACGTGTTAGTTTTACCTAACCTACTGATAATACTTGCTTTACTTTATCATTCGCGTGGGTATGTGGTGGGAGTGAGAGAGGGTAGTCTAGGTGGGGAAGAGTGTAGGCTAGGGATTCTGTAGGCTAGGGAAAGCGACAGAAAATAATTGAAAGTATTTATTGACATTCGGGAGCTAACTGTCAAAATCTCCGAACTGGCCAACGTGGTCAGTCTAGTAATAAAGTAAATAAAGAAAATGAAAAACATACTGGAACACGTGGCAGCATTTGTTGCCAAGTTTGCTGTACTGCCAAATCGTCGTAATAATGATCAATGGCAGATTGACCCCAACACAAGTCTTGGTGCTATTGCTGATTTTTTTCAGGAGCAGCAAGATCGCGAGACCACAGACAAAGAGCACAAGCCCTTAGAGGGTATGGAGTGCGTCCGCCGGTACATGATCAATTACTTGAACAGCAAGGTTCAAGACTTGGCTACGGCGGACACAGACAAAGAGAAGGCCAAAGATTTGCTGGCTAAGCGAGTTAATGGCTGGTGGAAACCTACGGAGCAATCGTCGAGTGTTGCTGACTTGAAAGATAAGGTCGAAGTCTTGCAAGCTTTGGCGGATGCTTATGACGAAGGCGATCTAAAACGAGTCGCAGAGCTAAAAGAGAAACTTGCAACCATGTAGCCTTTCGATCCATTGAGCGCAACCCGTAGCATTTACTTGCTACGGGTTTTTTGTGTCTGGTGGTTAAGGTTAACTAAAAACTTAGCTAACGGGGAAAAGCGAAAAGGGGCAGAGGGGAAAGAAGGAAGTCTCTCACGTGTATATTAAATATATATATAAGATCATATAATATATTCAAAGTCTTAACTCCTTTTAACCTTCCCCCTCTCTTTTCTACCTACAGTTAACTAATTTTTTAGTCAACCATAACCATCTGTTACAATCTACAAGCCATAGTCTAAAGACTATTTTACCCCTAGACTGTCAATAAGCGTAGACTAAAACCAGTAAATACCGTAATCTAGAAAGAGGGGGAGGGGGGCCAGAAAGAAGTCGCTTACAGAACTATCACCCATTCTGGCAAAATGACCAAAATAACAACTTGACCTAACAGTTAAAAAATACTACCAACTGTTGAGCGGGTTTGGCATCAAAGTTGCTTTCGTCAAGGTGTGGACGTTAAAGTCAAGGTTAGGTTTGAGGGGTTCTCGAAGAGGGCCGAGGAGATTTGTCGGGGTACAGCCTTGATGAGGTACTACTTTAGGAGACAGAGGCAATGGCAAGAAGACTAGTACGGCAGTTTAAGACACAGGCGGCCCCGGCGGATGCCAGAGGCTACACACCGCAGGCGGTGGCCCAAGTGATAGCTCCCGCTGCGGTTGATGACCCTACAGTACCAAGGCCAGCAGCGCACTACGGCACGTTAGAGACCCCTGTGGCGCGACCCGCAGTTGCTGCCGCAGTTGACGCATACATACCGCCGCCAGCGGTGGCCCAGACTCCCAGAACTATGGGAACTCCAGCCCTACCCCCTGACTGGTATCCAGAAACACCCAATCGAATCTGGTCTCCAGACGCAACCACCGGAACACGAAGAAACACCGGCGCAGACGACATCTACGACATACCCCCGGTACAAAGACCCACGGTAACCACGACAAACGCGCCCATAAATGAAACAGGGGTTTTTCCTCAGACAGAGCCAGAATTTGTGGAGGCCACGCTTACACCAAACGTCCCGCAGCAACCTTGGTTCGTACCCCCTACAGCAACGGCAGCAACCGTACAGCTTCCCCCGCAAAGACCTGTCGCTCCCCCTGACTACGGGCAGCCACCTGTACCTGTCGATATAACCCCTGAACAATTTACTCTACCCTCACCTACGGTTTATCCGGGTGAAAACATACCTCTACCAGCCTACGACAGAGGTATTATCCCTGAAGTACCCCCAATAACGACCCCTATAGAACGCCCCACCCCTATAGACATAGGCTACATCGAACCTGAACAACCTATCGACCTTACTCCCGGCCCCCAAGTAACCGCAACCGAACAATCCTTCTACAACCCCCAACCCGTCGAAACTGCATACGCTGCCCCTATCGAAGTACCCTACCCCCAACCTCAACTAACAGAATCAAGCCCAGCGGCACATTACGGAGAACTCCCAGTACCCCAAGACGAGATAACAAACCTCATAGACACCATCATACCAAAAACCATAGACATCCCACAAAAAGGCCCACAATGGGTAGAAGACCCCCACGGTCTGGCAACCCAAGAACTCATAGACCAATCTGGCTTTACCCAAACAGACCCCTCTATCTACTCTCCACCACTCCCAGCTCAACCAGTAGACCAAGCACCCGAAATAGACGAAACCGTTCTACAAGTACAACCTCGTTACGAGGAAACCGTCGTACCAGAAACCATTCAACCACTCTACACACCCCCAGTGGAGACCATACAACAGCTACCCATAACTCAAACCCCAGAGCTGCCGATGCCAGAAATCCCCCCTTACGAGGGATCGGAAGATATAATAGAATTGTCTACTGATATACAACCTATTGTAGATGACCAAGCACACTCAAGAGTGGGTACAGGTAACTATAATATTGTAGACGACTCAGAAATCCCGGTAGAACAAGCTACAGGTGGCACAGTAACGGGTATGGAGAATTTACCCCCCGGCGCACAGTTTGAAGACTTCCACAGAAAAACAGCCCAAGAATCTCCACGTAAAGGTATAGACTATGCAACACCCGACCAAGAATTTACAAAAGATCCCAACGCAGCAGTTATCGCAGAAATCCTAGAAGAAGGCACAACGTCACCCGCAAGTGAGCCAACAGTTACAGCAGACATCGCAGGTGAGGCAGATACAGGTGAGGTAGATACAAGTTATCCGGGTGTGGACGCAGGGGAGACTTTACCGGCTGGAACAACACTATTTCCAGATGTAGATACAGGTGAAGACGAGGGTGGTCATGGCCTCGGCGAGGATAGTCTGCGAGCCTTGGCCGAGGATGAGCAACCAGAGCCACGCAAAGAACCCACGCTTGGCGGTCAAGCAGCCCCCGATCCGACTGTTACCCAACCCCCAGTCGGTCAGGGTGGTCAGGGTGGTTGGCTATACACAGGCCCACAAGGCTACGCACAAACACGCTGGTCTACCTCTGGCGCAGCCCAAGGGCCACCTGTCGTAAGTCACACACCCTCTGTAACCGGCCCACAAGTAAACAGGGAGACCGGCGAAATAACAGAAGCCCCACTCTCTTGGTGGTCTAACCGCGCTGGTTACGACTTTATGCAACCCGGTGCATCGCTGCCTACAGGTAAGCCGGGAGGGAATACAGACGACACAGGCAGCACAGGCAGCATAGGCAGCAAAGACAAGAGTGGTGGTTTAGGAGGTAGTTTCACCGCTGAGCAGGTTGCAGAGATGGCAGGCGGCAGCATAACCCCTGTCCTAGACCACCTACATCCCGGTGCGACTAGTGATGGCCAGACAGTAACCTTTGGAGATATAGGTAACTACGATGATTGGGTAGATGGAGTGCTTGATCTTCGGCCAGACCTCAAAAGCATAAACGACCTAGGCTATGAAAAGAGAGATGCTGAAGGTAATCGTGTAGGCTGGGGAAACCACGCTCTAGACGGATTCAACCAGATAACAGGTACAATCAATAAGGTATTCGACTTTATGGGCGATCCAAGTAAGAAGTTTACCGCAGCCATTCTTGAAGACTTCGGAATGAAACCCACAGAAGGTAGTAACCTGAAAGAACTGGCAAAAAACCTAAACAAGTGGCACGAAGAATCTAGCCAGATGTGGGAAACCAGCGAAGACAAGGCTTGGGGAAGAAAGTGGAACGATCTTACAAAAACCCAAGAGTACGGTGATATGCAGCCTCTCGGCATCTTTGCTCTACTAACAAACCCACCAGCAGCAGTGGCCATGACAGCCAACAGCCTACTCTACGACATCAAGAATGCTGCAGCGGGAATGTTCAATGACAACCCCAACTACAAGGGAAACATGGCACAAGATATACTCAATGGTGCTTTCCACTTCCTAGGTAAAGGAGCAAAAAGCGTAGGTTCCCTCTTCGGTAAGCTGGGTAAAGCCATCGGCGGTAAACTCAACTTCACAAGCAAGGACATGAAGAACGACCCAATGGAGGTCTCTAGACAGCTTCTCTACACGAGCAAGTACGGCCCTTCAGGTAAAGAAGGAGATAGCCCCTCCACTATGGAAGAGTGGATGGGCTACCGTGAGACAGGAGACGTTAGATACGAGCTAGTCAAGACTCTTCTAGATAACGGTGTAGATGTAAGATTCCACAACAACGCCGTAACATTCGACAAGGGTATTGCAAAAGCGCGTATAGAGGATATAAAGAAAGGTATCAGTGATATGGGACTCGATGCTTCTATGATAGAGATAATGGCCGGTACAGAAGGTCTTGACGATTTCCCAGAACTTAAAGCATGGCTAGAGGCCAGAGCAGAGCAGATTAGAGAAATGGCTAAAAGCTAACCCGTGAAAAACCACGACCTTCAAGCGATAGCCCTCGTACGCCAAGGGGTAAACCCTGCAAAGGTTGCCGAAATCCTTGAGCGAGAGGACGAGACTGCCTTCAGGGTAACCTTCGACTCAACCTTCAAAGGCACGCTACAACGCGCAAACGGCAAGCACGAAAAAGATCTAGAGTACAACTCAGAAGAGCCGGAGTTCGACTTCAACGAAGAGGTGGACAAGCTGCTCCCTCTAGCCTTCCAGACTGCCAGAGAAATTATGGAGTACGGCGAAAACGAGGCAGTACGCGCAGGCTTATTCAAATGGTTCGGAGACCAGAAGAGCGAGAAGAACTCCAAGGGAATATCCTTCAATGTCAACGATCTAAACCTCCGCCTAGAAACAGCCCAAAAACGCGCAGAGGAAAACTTCATAACCATTGACAGCTACTAAACAGGACAACAGCCTTAAGTTTAAGTCTCCGCTGGAGCTGGTCTCGTTCGTGGATGACGAGATACTTGACGGTTCGATGAAGCTCCACAAGTGGCAAGCTCAGATCATGGTGGACTTTGCCAAGCCTACAAACGATCAAGCCCCCTACCGCTCGGTGGTACGTGCAGCCAACGGTTCAGGCAAAGACAAATACATCATAGCACCCTGCGCCGTCTGGCTAGGCACAGTCTACGACGACACTCTCTGCATCATAACCTCTGCCTCTGGTAATCAGCTAGACCGTCAGACAGACCGTTATATCCAGCAACTCCTGAACGGTATCAACCGAATTTTCGATAAGCAGATATGGAAGCTGAACTATCGACACTATACGAACCTGTTGAACGGTTCGACCATAGAGCTGTTCGCCACGGACGAACCGGGTAGGGCAGAGGGCTGGCATCCGGCTACGGCCAACGGCCAGTTCGGGGTCTTCGTTTCGGAGGCCAAGTCCATAGGAGACGACATCTTCACAGCCTTGGCTCGTTGCACAGGCTTCACCAAGCGCGTGGACGTTAGCTCTCCCGGTATCCCCGATGGCCACTTCTACAACGCCTGTGTTGGTAACAAGTGGAAACAGTACCACGTAACGGCGTTCGACTGCCCCCACCTTAGCAAAGAGTACATAGAGGACGTGAAGAACTCCTACGGGGAAAACTCCACCCTCTACCGTTCTATGATCTTGGCAGACTTCGGTGGTCTCGAAGAGCAGGTCGTCATAAACTTTCAGCAACTTATAGACCTAGACGGTGTTGAGGTTGATCGCCTAGAGTCCGACTACAACATTGCTGGCCTAGACCTCTCAGCCGGTGGTGACGAGCAAGTCCTCGCTGTACGTAACGGGAACGAACTTATAGCCTTGGAGAGTTTCAAATTCACAGACACCGTTGTCCTTATCGAGCATCTTGAAAAACTGTTCTACAAGCACAGCCTAGATAGCCCAAACGCCATAATCTACGGGGACGCTGGTGGTCTGGGCAAACCCATCCTCGACACTCTGCGTGCAAACAAGTGGCCGGTTAGGTACGTACTCAACCAAGCCAAGCCTCGGAATGAACTAGCCTACCTCAACCGGGGTGCGGAGACCTGGTTTAACATGGCTAAACTCGTGGAGAACAAGGAGATAATCGTACCCAAGTACAACACTCTACGAAAGCAACTTGCCTCCCGCTACTACACCGTAACCCCCCAAAACAAGCTACAACTCGAAAGCAAGAAGGTAGCCAAGGCCAAAGGCCGCAAGTCTCCTGACCAAGCAGACGCTTTTGTGCTTGCATTTTGCGACTACACCCCTACAAAAAAGCGGGGTCAGCGTGTAAAGTACAAACTGAACAAGTGCGAAGTCAAGACAGAAAGCAAAGTATTTACCTTGAATCAAGCCAGACGTAGCCAGAAGTTGCGTCACTTGCTCCCAAGGCGTGACCCCATAGCGCAGGAATTTTTACTGGAAGAGATTAGGGCATTACGACAATGACCAAACAGACTTACAACTACATGGATTATGACGATGCGGCCAAGGAAATCCATCGTCTTAACAGTCACTTACAGACGCAGACTACCAAGGCAGACGAGCATCGACTACTGAGGCATCCGACAATAGACATAGATGCCGAGCAGCGTAGTGGGCATCTTGCCCCCGATGAACTCTATATCCCCCTGCACCTTGTGGACATGAACATCCGTAGGGAACAGGCACGCTACGTCTCTTACATTAGTTCGTCTCGCAGGGTGGCCATCTTCAAGAGCCTGAACGACGTTACCTTTGACTCGACCGTGCTTGAGGAGGACTTCACGGACAAGGCCAGATACACAGGATGGCAAACCTCCCTGTTCCGTATCATAGACTCCATGCAGCTACATGGATATGGTGTGGCAGAAGTCTCCCTCGACGTTACAAAACCCGGTCATTTTGCCGTAACTGACGTAAACTTTGAAGACCTCGGCCTACCAGAGGACGCAAGAGATGTCCAAGCCTGTGAAATGCTTGTACACCGTCACTACTTCACAGACCTCCAGCTTCGCAGGATGGCAGAGTCGGACGACTTCAACAAGAGCCAGATGAAAGAGCTAGACTTCGAGAGCCTCTCTGAAAACTACTCGCTGATGGAAGTCCAGAAGGTTCTCTTCAAGAAGGACAATCTGGTGTATGTTGGTTGGGCCTGTCTGGGGCGTTGTAACGACTGGATACGCAAGCCGAGACCGTTGTTCTTGGGCAAGAAGGAACAAGGTGAAGACCTGTTTGAGACCCAGTACCCCTACGTTGTCTTCCCCTACAACATAAACGAGGACACCACCATCTCCCTAATGAAGGGCAGGGCAGAACTTGACGAGTACGCGCAGGAGTCAGCAACCTCCCTTCTCTCCTCTTTCGTCACGGCACATCGTCGCGCCTCTGGCTTGTACTTTGCCAAGGACAGCAACGACCCGAATAACACGAACGTCCAAACAAGCGTGTTCTTCACGCCGAACGCCCTCATCGACTCTAACATAAAGCAGTTCCAGCTAACTCCCCCCGACTCATCCATCATGGGGGCCATACAACAGATTTTAAGCCAGAACACACAGGAGACCTCCCAAGTGAACTACGCTGCGATGAACCGCAAGGACAGCCGCAAGACTGCCACGGAAGTTCAAGCGGCCACCACAGAAGCCCAGTCACTCTCTGCCTCACAGGTCGCACTCTTCAGTATAGCTCTCAAGAAAGTCTACTCGCAGTGCTGGAACATATACAGATCTCGGATACTCTCAGGCCTAATACAGCCTACGATACCGCCCAACTTTTTCACAGACCACGAATACGCGGTAAGACCCGCAGGCGACACGGACGTAATTGAGCGGCAAGAGAAGATAAACAAGATGATGCAAGCGTGGCCGGTAGTCCAGCAAACCGGGGCGGCCTCCCTCTTCCTCAAGCGTTTTGTCTCCATGCTTTTCCCGGAAGACGGTCAAGCCTACGTACAAGCTATCCAAGACGACAACACCAAGACCCAGCTCCTTATGCAGTTAAACACAATTCTACAGTCGTTGATCGTAGACCCAGAAACAGGCCAGCTAACCGAGGAGGCCCAGCCTCACGAACAGCAACTAACCCAGATAATGCAGCAGGTGCAGCAAGTATTAAACCCCGGTGGACAGCAACAGCAACAACCAGCAGGCTGAGTTAGCTTACCTGCAATGGCGTGACTCCACGTGTACACAACTGCTCAAGCAAAAGCTTGACGAGTACAAGGAGCAGGTTCTCAACGAGATCAAATTTAAGTCTGTGGATGCAGCTTCCCCGGACAATCTTATAAGGTACAGGGCTGCACAGTTAAAAACAGTAGATGACATATTGAGTATTATCAATGAGCGTGGAAACATTATTCGAGCAGAAGGTAACAGTCCAAGATCAGAGGGCTGGGACGGCGACAGAGGTAGAGTCGGCAGACGCGGACGAAACCGCTGAGAACTCGGAAGAGAGTCAGTTGGATATGTTTGACGACATATTCGACGGTGATCTTTTGGAAGACACGGAGGACGCTGAGACAAAGGATGTCCCACCCGATGACGACGAGCAGACTCCCCTGCCAGAAGGCGAGTTGGAGGAAGACCGTGAGGTTGTAGAAGAACCTCAGACGAAGTCGGAGGCTAGAAACTACGACGACTTCGATGAGTCGGAGCGGTCTCTGTTGAAGCAGATGTCAAATGCGGCCTTTGACAAATACTCCAAGAATCGCAAGGAGATGGTTGAGGCCAAGCAGCAACTCGAAGAACTTCGTGACAAAGCCTCTGAGTCAAAGTCTCCAGAAAACCTACACGAACACCCTGAAGCCTACACACTCTCCCCAGAGTACCGTGAAGCCGCCAACAACTACGGCAAGGCCCAAACCGAGTACGGCCATTGGAAACAACAGTTGATAAGCGTACGCAACGGAGAGCCTTGGCGCGGTATAGATGGTTACGATGCGAACGGGCAGATGGTGCCCAGTAAGCAGGCGTACAAGGCTACGCAGTCGTCGGAGATAGACATAGAATCCGCATTGCAGGAGGCCAAGAACTTCATGAATCAGTTCGGGCAGCAAGCCTCGCATATTCAGGACAACTATTCCCAGATATACAGCAATGCACAGAATATGCTGACGGAGGAGCAGAAGAAATACTTTGAGTGGGAGGAAAACTCTGAGAAGTTGAAGACTTCGGTGGAAACTCCGGAGGGAAAATCTGCTACGATAGGCGATTTGAAGAAAGGTTTTTTCGACGCTATGCCGGGAAATTTTCAGAAGCATCCCGTAACTAACTTAGCCTCAAACCTTTACGTGACGCTACAACTTTACGCTTCTGAGCTTGGAAAGTTGAAAAAACAGCTTGACATCTCAGAGACTAACAAGAAAGATTCTCGACGAGTCGAACCTCGTTCTGGGAGAAAGTCCGAGTCAGCCAGTTCTGATGACGAAATCTTCTCCGTGGACGACTTCGAAAAGCTACTAGGGTAAGGGCATACCATTGCTACTATGTGCGAAGGGCATCGCGGCGTAAGGGAGTGCGTTCTAGAACTCCCAATATAACTGGAGTCTACGGACTCTTTAACTTGTAATATAATAAAACATTATGCCTAGTTCAGTCCTCGCTGATAGTGTAAGTCATGCTGCTAATAATGCGGCTACACCATTTCAGCCCGAGTTTAAGAAGCTTGGCTTCTATCTCGCACGAAACGAGGTTGCCCAGTTCCCGAAATGGAATACCTACGATAGCCTTTTTGGCTCTATCAAGTGGCAACCTAACATGGGTGATACCCTTAACGGCCTTGTCGCAGTGCCTAGCCCTGTGGAAAGGATAACATTCGCTCCCAATACTCTGGATTCTTTCCCTGCGAAAGATCAATTCACGATTGGTGAACGATACGAAACTGCAAAGCTTGGAGCGCATCGCTTCGAGAGTTCTCGTTTTCGCTTCCTAAGCAACTTCGAGTCTTTCTGGAGAGATCAGCTTCAGTACGCGCACAAGGACATCGTTCGTCAGATTGCTCTGGCCAACAACGTCTTCACACGTACGCTTATGTACTACCAGACCCCAGACCTCTATGTCTGTAACAAAGGTCTGAGTTCTCAGCTAACGCTGCCCGGTAGTGTTGATAAACGTGCGTTTACTCAAGTTGACGTTCGCTTAGTTGACAATGGTGCTGACAGTGTTACGACAGCCCTTGAGGTTGGCGGCGGTGCTACCGTTGCGAACAGCGCTGGCATAGAGTACAGGGACGAGTTCTGTTTTGGTGCAACTAACGTAGCAGGGCCACTAACCTTGAAGGATATCTACAAGGCTATGTTGCATCTGCAGGAAGATGTTCAAGCACCTACGTTTGAGCGTCAGCAGAATTCACCAAAGACATCCGAGATGCTGAAGGGCAAGTATGTACTTATTTGCTCCACAGAAGCTTGGTCGTCCTTGTTGTGGGATGCTGACCTTAAAGCTGGTGACGATGGCAACAGCCGTCTTGCTCCTGCCAACATGAACCTCGTTAATGACGGTTTTGCTGGCGATCTTTGGGGTAAGGTTACTGCAAGATTCGACCCGTACCCGCTTCGGTTTACCGATAACGGTACGTTCTTGGCTCCGCAGACAGTTGATGCCACAAGCCACAAGCTTGTTCCCAACAGCAACTATACTAGCATATCAGCAACTTCTTCTGATACTGTAGCTAGTAGTGAGGTTGCATTCCTTGTTGGTGCGGACGCATTCAAGACGATCTCTGTCGGCCCACCGCCGAAAGAGTTTGCCTCGAAGAGCATGAGCGCGAAGAAGTTCTACTCTATGAAGTGGAACGGCGAAGTTACGCTAACGGATCAGTTCTTGATTCCGAACAGCGGTACTGCGTTGTCTGACACAGGTACTCAGGACTTAAACGTCTATGGTGATTACCTGAAGTTCATCTCACAGGCTGTCTTTGGCGGTATCCCCGGTGATGCCCGTCATTGTCTGCCTATTTTCTATCGTCGTCGTCGCACGTCGTAATATCAATAGTGGGGTAGGTGGTTTGCATTTGAGCCACCTACCCTACATTTTCTTTTAAAATATCATGGCTACAGTTAAACTACAATTAGGTCTTACTGAGGGCGGTGCAGTTAACACACCCTCATTGGTTACTGTGCCTGTAACCGGCTCGTCAGTCACTTTGCTGGATGGTCGTTATAGATACAGTTCTGCGCTTGTGCAAAATGTTGGTAGCAATAATATCTGCATTCGTGTAGGTGGAACAGCTACGTCTTCTGTTTATCATATAAAACTTTCTCCTATGTCTCAGGCAGAGATTAACGATGCTTCTTACGTGGATGTGACCGCTTGCGGTGACGGTGCAGTAACGTCTACTGCGGTTGTCTTTAGTGTACAGGTTAACGATAGCGCACACACGGCTGGAACAGCTTACGGAGCATAAGTCATGGCAAGAATTACACAACAGAGTTCGATTCACACATCGGGTACGTCCTACGAGAACGAACCCATCATCAAGTCGGATGGTACTGGTGAGGTGATGCAATGGCTTGCGTCCACCGGCAGCAGCAAGGTTACGATTGATGAGGATTCGTCCAATGTGATGTCCATATCTGTACCGACGATGACTGTCGGCTCGCTGGACATTGGCCACGGTTTGGGAGGCAACGGTGATTCAGTTGCGATTGGTTCTAGTGCATTAGATGGCAGTTTGTCTGGTGCGGGAAATAATGTCGCAATTGGTTCTAATTC